GGATTCGTGGATTGGTTCCCCGGCCCCAAGGGCGGTGTGATCCCAGTGCCGAAGTCCATCAGCTACGCGAAGCTGGAGCAGGGCGACATGGAGAAGGTGCATGACGACATGGTGGCCTTCCTGCGCACCGCGCACGCCGCCAAGACGCTATGGAAGCATCTGCCGCCGCCAGCGCGCACCGACATGGTGGAAACCATCCTGGGGAGCTTTGAATGGCAGCACTGAAGACCTACCGCAGTGAAAAGCTACGCCGCGCCGTTTCTGAGCTGCCCTGCCAGTCTTGCGGGCGCGAGTTGAACACGCAGGCGGCGCACGCGAATCTTTCAGAGTACGGCAAGGGCATGGCGCACAAGGCCAGTGACGCGGCGCTGATGGCGCTGCGCTGCACCTGTCACACAGATTTAGACCAAGGAAAAACGATGGACAAAGCAGAGCGCAGGCATTTTCAGCAAACGATGATTGCCCGCACGCTGGTGAGGCTGATCGAAAACGGCAAGCTGGTGCTGTCAACGACATGAGTAATTTCAACTTATGCAGGATCACCAAGGTCAGCAAGGGCGATTGGCTGCAGCTGCCGTCAGGGAGGTTCATCGAGGTGTGCAAAATTGTTGGAGAGAACCGCCCGGAGGTTCACGTTCGGCATTTGGATTCGGACGGCGTGAAAGCCACCGGGTCATTCATCCTATCGCTGGCCTTTTTGTTGGCACACGGGCGCAGGCTTGCATGAGTAGCCCCCTTGCACAACGCGGCAGATTCTTTTTTAATTGGCAGCATCGCAACCAAGGATGGTTCATGAACGCCGATTACGCACAGGCAACCCCGCACTGATGGCCACCAAGGCCACCAAGACGCAACCCAAACCTACCAAGACGCAACGGAAGGCACCGCCCCAGGCGGGTGTTGTCGTTCCCGTCAAGAAGCCAGCCATCGATTGGGAGATGGTCGAGCAGGAATACCGACTTGGCGTCCAATCCATTCGCTCCATAGCAACGCAACACCAATGCACCGAAGGGGCGATACGCCTCAAAGCCAAAAACGAAGGATGGTCACGCGACCTGACCGCAAAGGTTGCAGCCAAGACGGCTGAATTACTACGCAGTGAAGAGCTACGCACCGCACTACGCACTACGCCAAGTGCGAAGGCCACAGAGCGCGAACAGATTGAAATCAGTGCTCAGGTCAAGACCAACATCATCCTGGCGCATCGAAAAGACATCCCCATTGCTCGCTCGCTGGCTATGAAGATGTTTGATGAGCTTGGATTACAGACGGATGGCATAGAGTTTTTGCGCGAGTTGGGCGAAATCATGCGCAGCCCGAACAAGTCTGGCCAAGACAAGATGAATGACTTGTATTGCAAGATCATTGACTTGCCGGGCCGTGCTGGGACGCTGAAAGCGCTGGCCGATGTGCTCAAGACGCTGGTCGCATTGGAGCGCTAGGCATTCAGCGTAGACAGCGACACGCCACCACCCAAGCAAGAGGCGGACGGCTCTATTGACCCAGCAGAAGCCTACAACCGGATGCGGACAAGATGATCCCGGCAGGCTTCGACTTCCGCAAACCAGACTATGCGCCGGTCTATGTCGAGCGCATGGCCCGGCTAAAACACCTGCGCGCGCAACCGAGTGACCTGCACGCTGTCAAAGGGTTCTACGCCGACAACCACCCGGTCGAGTTCATCAACGATTGGTGTGACACCTTCGACCCGCGCAACGTAGAGATTGGGCTGCCGGCCACCATCCCGTTCCTACTATTCCCCAAGCAAGCTGACTTCATTGAATGGCTGCTGGCCCGATGGCTGGGGCGTGAGGATGGTCTGGCTGAGAAGTCGCGTGACATGGGTGTGTCCTGGCTGTGTGTGGCCTTTGCTACCTGGATGTTCTTGTTCAAGCCGCAGTCGGTATCTGGCTTTGGCAGCCGCAAAGAGGAATACGTTGATGACCTGAGCGACCCCAAGGCGCTGTTCTGGAAAGCGCGCAACCTGATCGGCCTGCTGCCGGACGAATTCAAACCAGCTGGCTGGAATGAGAAGAAGCACGCGCCCTACATGACGCTGACCAACCCGGAAAACGGCGCGGTGATGGTTGGAGAGGCCGGAGACAACATCGGCCGGGGTGCCCGTACCAGCATCTATTTCAAGGATGAGGCTGCATTTTTTGAGCGGCCAGAGAAGATTGACGCCGCCCTGAGCCAAACATCGAACTGCAAGATTGACGTGTCCACCCCCAACGGCGAGGGCAATCCATTTGCCCGCAAGCGCAAGAGCGGAAAGGTCAAGGTGTTTACCTTCAACTGGCGCGATGACCCCCGTAAAGATCAAGCCTGGTACGACAAGCAAAAGAACGACCTCGACCCGGTGGTGCTGGCGCAGGAAGTGGACATCAGCTATTCCGCCTCCGTGGCCAATGCCTACATACCGGCCAGCTTTGTGACTGAGGCACAGAGTCGCGGCCCAGCGGACATCGAGGCCAGTGGCCCGGTGCAGTTAGGCATTGACGTGGCGCGCTTCGGCGATGACAAGACGGTGTTCACGGTTCGTCGGGGCCGGATTGTCTACCCGCAACTGGTGTTTGAAAAGCTCGACACCATGGCGGTCGCCGCCAGGGCGCAGGATTTTGTGCTGGAGTGGAACAGCGACAACAAAGAAGCGAAGATTGAACAGATTGCCGTTGACGTGATCGGAGTTGGCGCGGGCGTGGTAGACCGCTTGAACGAGCTGGACCAGCTCGAAGGCATCCAAGTCTGCGGTGTGAACAGCTCGATCCGCCTGGACGATGGCCGCAACTACAACCTGCGCGCGCGTCTGTGGCGCGACATGAAGGACTGGCTTGACCCGAAGAACGGCCCGGTCAGCCTGCCCAATGACATGGAGCTGAATGTCGACCTCACGTCGCTGCATTACGGCTACCGCAGCGCGCTGCTGCTGATCGAGGCCAAAGACGACGCAAAGAAGCGCGGTATCAAGTCGCCCGACCGATCCGACTCGCTGGCTTTGACCTTTGCCGAGCCGGTTGTGAGTAACAGCCGCGCGCGCATCAAGCCTGAATCCCGGAACTGGCGGACCGCCTAGTAGGACACCCATGAACTTAAAACAATCCACCCTCGTCAGTGCCGCCAACCGCCCGATGTTCGGAGTTGGCGGAGCGTCTTCCTTCTCGACCCACGAGTTCAAGGGTTACGTCGTATCCCTCGAATGGGATGACATCGATGGCGAGCCAGTGTTGCTGATGTGGTCAGCCGCTGGCGGGCGCGAGGCGGGTGTTTTTGGTATCTGTCTGTCCAGCGCGGGCAAGTACGCAGACCCGAACGGCCGGCCGACCAAAGAGGGCTTGTTCGAGTGTGGCCGCGCGCTCAAGGTGCTGGGCCGCGCGCTGCTACTCATCGAGCTGCACAACCTAGTCGATGTGGTGATGCGCTTCCTGCCCGACTTGCTGCGGATGCCCCCGGCACCGCGCGCGATCCGGCTGGCTGCCAAGGGCCAGGCATTGATGGACATCACGCAGCAAGACCATTACGGTCGCACCATCAGAGAAGTGAGTATCTGATGGCTACCGCCACCACCGGGCGCAAGAAACTGCCAGCCACTCAGGCGGAGAAGGACAAGCACAGCCGCTTGATGAGCTGGTTCCATCAAGAGATGCAGCGCCAGGCGCACAACCGCTACCAAATGTCGCTGGATGAGGACTACTACGACTCGATGCAGTGGCTGCCCGAAGAAGCGGCAGAGCTGAAGGCGCGCGGCCAGAACCCCACCGTCTACAACGAGATCAAGCCGACCATCGACTGGCTGATCGGCGTGGAGCGGCGTACCCGTACCGACTTCAACATCATCTCGATGCACGATGACAGCCCGCAGGCCGATGAAGACGCGAAAGCGAAGACCAAGCTGCTGAAGTACATCGCCGAGGTGAACCGACTGGAGTTCGAGCGCAGCCATGCCGCCGATGACGCATTCAAGGCCGGGCTGGGCTGGATCGAGGTCGGTATCTCGCCAGATGGGGTATCCCTTTAGCTCCATAGGTGTCAGCTTTCTGACTTTTTTGGCATTTTAACAATTCTCGCGTAAGTCATCGGCTTCGTGATGACCGCTTGCTGAAGCAACCGATAAAACAGCAA